GGCGAACACCGCATATCAGTTCGGCTACATCGGCGGCGAACGGTACATCCGCGCGACCTTCGCGCTCGGCAATGAAACCGACGTTGCCGTGTCGGCGACCGTGATCCGGGGGCATTTGCACAAGGCACCTTCGGATCAGGCGAACTCGGCGCCGACTTACACCGGCACCTGATTTCACTCACGGAGCGGGGCGGCCTGCGGGCCGCCTCGACCTTCCAGCCATAGGAGAGAGCCGATATGGCACGATCGACAAAGACTGCACGCCTCCTCGTTCGCTACGGCAAGCACAACGTCGGCGAGACGATCCGGGGCGACCTTGCGGCGAAGCTGATCGCCGACGGCATGGCGACCGACGTTACGCCCAAGCCGAAGAAGAAGGCCGCGCCCAAGACGAAGAACCAAGGCGCAGCACCGGAAAACAAGGGTTTCGACCCGGAGGGATAACGCATGGCGCTTCGCCGGGCTCGACAGATCCACGACTATCGCGGAAACCGGCTACAGACGGCGCCGGATAACGAGCCGATTACGCTCGACGAACTCAAGACGCACCTACGGATCACGGGATCCGGCGAGGACACCTACCTCACCGGCCTGATCGAGGAGGCCCGACAGGAGATCGAGGACGCCTCGGGCATCGCGTTCATCACGCAAGAGTGGCTTTTGACGCTCGACCGGTGGCCGGCCGCCCGGGAGGAGTGGTGGGACGGCGTGCGCGAAGCCCATATCGACGTTCTCTATGGCGGCAACCGCCAGAACTACGCCTCTGTCAGGTTGCCGCGATACCCTCTGCAAACCGTCGACACGATCACGACCTACAGCGAAGACGGCACGGCGACTTCGGTTACGATCGCCGACGTGTTCGACGTGGACACGCAAAGCCTGCGCGGCCGCCTGACGATCAAGCGCGGCGCGACATGGCCGATCGCCCTGCAAGCCAACAATGCGATCGAGATCGCCTACACGGCCGGCTATGGCGACACGGCCACGGCCGTTCCCGCGCCGCTCAAGCGAGCCGTGCGGCTCATGGCTGCATTCCTCTACGAGCACCGGGGGGATGGGTGTACGCCCGGCGACGCCTATCTCATGTCAGGAGCCAAGGGGATCCTTGATCGCTACAGATCTGTCGAGGTGTAAGCCGTGAACCGCGCAACCGACACGCTCCTCAAGTATTGGCCTGTCCTTGTCGTTGGCGCCGGGGTTGTGGCGTCGAGCGCGGTCGATAGCTGGCGCCTCAACGCGCAAGCCGAAGATCTGCGCGAGATCGAAGACGCCACAGAGCTAAACGGCGAGGAGATCGAGGCAATCCAGAGGCTTCTAATCCAGCGGCAAGGCGAGGTCGATCTGCGAACTCAGCGGATCGAGATCGAGCAACAGGCGCAGGGCGACGATCTCGCCGAGATCCTCAGACTGTTGGAGGAGTTGACGCGTGGCGATTAAGTGCTGCGAGATCACCGCGGGCAAGCTTTCGACGCTGATCGAGATCCAACGGAACACGACTTCGTCAGACGGAGAGGGCGGGTTCGTGGACAGTTGGGCCGCAGATCCGCCGGGCGGGATCTGGGCCATGGTGAAGCCCATGAGCGGCGCGGAGAGGTGGTTTGCCGACCGGGTCGCCCCGGGCAACCGTTACCGGTTCGTGATCCGGTATCGCGACGACGGAAACGGCGCGCCCTACTATTCAGCCGCCGACAGGATCGTGTATCAGGGGCGCACCTACGGGATCGAGAGCGTGATCGATATCGAGGACGAGCATCGCTATATCGAGATCCTAGCTATGGAGAACAAGGCGTCGTGAGAGTGCAGATCACCGGAGACGAGAAGCTCCTCGCGCAGTTTCGCAAGCTCGCCGAGCAGGGCGAGGGCGTCGTGCACGAGCTTGTCACCGAATTGACGCTCGACACGCACCGCCGGGCCGTGCGCGGGATCCAGAGCGGGCCTGCCAGCGGCCGGATCTACCAGAAATACAACCCGCGCCGCACGCACCAAGCATCGGCGCCGGGGCAATACCCCATGAGCGACACGGGCCGCCTCGCTTCCTCGATACAGTTCGAGCCGCCGACGAGCGAGAGCAAGCCCGAGGGCTTCGTCGGGACCAATCTGCAATACGGCAAATATCTTGAGTTCAAGAGCCCGGCCGCCGGCGGCCGACCATGGCTCAAGCGGGCATTCGATAAAGCCGTCGAAGGATCCGAGGCGCTCCTCGATCGCATATTCAAGCGGAGGACCAAGCTCTAATGGCTACGAACTTCCGTTCGATCGCCCGGCGGTTGGTCTACGAGACACTCGACGGCAGTGTGAGCGGCCTTTCGATCTACGACCACGTGCCTTTCGAACCGGAAGGCGCGCCAAGCTCGAGTTTTCCCTATGCCTCGATCGGTGACGCAGAGGCGACGCCGTTCGATAACGACAGCGACCGGGGCGCTTACGTCGACAGTACGGTGCACGTATGGAGCCGGTACAAGGGGAGAAAGGAAGTGGACGAGGCCCTAGACGCGATCTATGGCCTCTTGCACAGGGCCTCGCTAACTGCGGCGGGCTACAAGATCGTCGATTGCCTGTTCGACTTCTCCGACGTGTTCGTGGAGCAAGATGGCCAGACTAGGCACGGCGTGATAAGGTTCCGGCTAACGATACAGGAGGCTTGATATGGCTGGATTTAATGGGCGCGAACTTACGGTCGACTTCGACAGTACGACACTTGTCGGCATTCGAACCCGGGGGCTTTCGGTCTCGGCCGAACCCGTCGACGTGACGACAGACGACGACAGCGGCGAACGCACGATCCTTCCGGATCCGGGCGTGCGCTCGGCAGAGATCTCGGTCGCCGGCATCACCTCCGACGAGGTGTTGATTGCCGAGATCCTGCAGGGCGTGACCGGTCGAACGCTCGTCGGCGCTACGGTGAACCTGCCGAGCAATCTCGCGACGCCCGGAACGGTGGCGTTCGACGCCTTTATCTCGGCGTTCGAGATCACCGGCGAGCACGACGGCGCGGTGGAGTTCACAGCCACGCTCATGAGCGCGGGCGCGATCACCTATACGGCTTCGGCCGCTTAATCTGACCGGGCCGAGCCCGGCCCGGTCTTCAACCGCTAGAGGAGAGCACAATGCGGACACTCACGATTGAGCATGACGGCGAGGAGCACGAACTCGCGGCAACCTTTGGGGCGAGCGTCGAACTCGCCGACCGGGTTGGCGATCCCATGTTTATCGCTCGGGAAGCGGCGCTCGAAGCGACCATGATGCAAGCTCGGATCCCGTATCAACCCAAGTTTGTCTTTACGGTGCAGAACGTGCCCGAGATCCTTGCGATCGGCCTCAAGGCCGCCGGGAGCAAGCTCAAAAAGCGAGAGATCGAGGAAATGGTCTTCGACGCCGGGTTCCTGCATGCTCGAAAGTGGGCGGCCGACTACCTCGCCTTGATCGTTGAGCCGAAACCGACCGTTCCGCTTGACGAGCCCGAGGACGAATACGACGAGGACGAAGCGGGAAACGGAGAAAGCTCCAAGGATGGCGCGGCCGCGTAGAGAGTTTCTACAAGGTCGCCCGGACTTGGGGCGTCCAGCCATCTGAGTTCTGGGCCATGTCGCCGGCCGAGTTCTGGCTAGAGTTCGACGACCAGATCGAGCGGGCACGCCGCAGGGAACAAGCCGAGGTCGGCGGTAAGTCGGTCCCGGCAACGGCGCTACGGGAGGCGCAGGCGAAAGCCCGCAAGCTCCACAAGCGCAAGCGAGAGGAGATAGCCGCGTGACACGTCTTGCCGCCCTTCATGCTAGGATCACCGGCGACGCGAGCGGCTTCGTCCAAGCGACGGAGAGCGCGAGCACGGCGGCGACGAACTTCTCGCGGAAGGTCGGCACGGGCGGCCGGGGCGGTGGCGGCTTGGCGGCCGCCACCAACAAGGCGCGAACGTCGCTCATGAACCTATCCCGGTCGCCGGGAATGCGGATGCTCCCGATACAGCTTTCGCAGGTTGCACAGCAAGCGGCGGCCGGTGGCGGCGTCATGCGGGCGCTCTCGATACAGGCGGCGGATATCGGCCTAGCGTTCGGCGGTCTCGGCGTCGCAATCGGCACGCTCGCAACCGTCGCCATGCCGCTCGCGATCAACGCATTTTCCGATGGCGAGGACAGCGTAAACCAGTTCAAGGAAAGCCTGCAGGAGCTTACCGAGATCCGCGACATGCTGCAGGGCACGCTCGACATTCTGAGCATGTCGATCGATGAATTGAATGAGAAATACGGGCAAGCCGCGACGACCGTTCGCAACTTTGCGATCGAGCTTGCCGAGCTTCAATATCAGCAGGCTATTTCCCGGGCCAATGAATACCAGATGGCGATCGACGGGATTGGCGACGCCTTTATCCGGCAGGCACGCCTTGCAGGCCCGTCGGCGGCCTCTGCGCGCCAGTTCGCCGAGAGCCTTGGCATAACGGCGATCGAGGCACAAAGGATCGTCGTCGCCCTAGAAAACCTGCAAGCGGCCGAAGGGATCGACGAACAAATCGCCGCCTCGCG